CCGGGGTCACAAATTGATATTTGATATTCACCAGCTCCCGCATCACCTTGGGTTTGGAATGTTCATAATGATTACCTGCACCCGTGCGCTCTGCCTGCCCGGTCCACACATTGAACGTATCCAGATTCCCGTTCACCAGTGAATCACAGCACAGCATCATGACCTTGACACAACCCATCTGCTTTGCAGTGGCGATCCCCATCCGCACTGCCATCGTTTGCAAATAAGGGAACTTCAGATCTCGCAACATCTGGATCGCCACTCTCGGCGCATAATCCGGCAGGCAGTCCCTTGAGTAACCGATTGCCTCTTGCACCATCAACGTTGCCCGCTGCGGTCGGATCATCCAATCATGCCCGTCTCGTTGTTCACAGCTCTCATGCGGACCCCAGATCCCGCAGCCATCCTTCTGCAACGAATAGATCATGTTCGACAGTCCCAACGCCTCCACCATGACGATAGCCTGATTCAAAGCGATCACTGGACCTGCCCCGAAATGCTCAGCCCGCAAAAACGCCAAACTCGGACCCTTCCCCACGATCCAGGCCGTCTGACCTCGGTGCCTGCCGATCAACTCCTTGAACTTCATGCCATCACCTCCACTGACCTGGTGGCCTCTTCCCCTAAATTCGTGCTCTCCGAATTTGGGGGAATGCGGCGAAGCCGAAGGGGGTCACCTGACACCTGAAACCCGACACTTGAAACCTCCCCCCCATCCATCCTCACCACTCCCCTCCCATAATTATGAAAAATAACAATGCCTTCCTTCCGGTGTGGAAAATTCCACTCCGGTTCCAAAACCTTCACCTTCGCTTCCGGCGTCTTATGGAACGCCCGCATAAATGCCAGTTGTTCATCCCATTGTTGCCAGCGCATCCACTCGTCATGCCAGCGTCTCATCGCCGCTTCCACCGCCGCACATTTGCGGAAGAACAACACACCCGAATTCAAAAAGAAAACACTTTCGCCCGCCTGCAATTCATCCACGGTTGCATCCCGTTCCTTCAGGTTGATCTCCCAGCCCGCCAGCTTTTTGTTATAGAGCTGCTTCAACGTCAGGTCCTCACGTGCGATTGCCACATCATAATCGCTCAGCGCCTCAAACCCCGGCAGGATATCCTCCATGAACTCCGTATCCGCATCGATGTACAACGTCCGCTCGAACGGCGTCAGCCCATACAAAAATGGCTTGATGCGACCCGCCCGAAACTGGAAGTTGTGTTTCTGTGAAGCATCGAACGGACTTTCACCCGTCCATTCAATGAACTGCATTCCATCCACTGGTGTCGAACCCACCACGCACGCCGGGATCTGCACCCCGACCCGCCTAAGCGATTTATGACTCGCCCTCACTGCCCGGGCAGCCTTCTCTCCAAAAGCCATATACAGGATTCCAATCGATTCCCCATCCACCTCCATCACGGATTTGAGATCACTGCGCACCTTCACAAAGCCGGTAATTGCTTCAGCCATCCGATCAGCCGAATCGCACACCTCGACCGGTTTCCCCGGCCAATGCTTGTTCACCCAATTCAGCCGTTCCTCATTCGGGCACAGGAATAAACTCACCCTCTGATGCGCCGCCGCCTTGAACTCATTATCCTGGACATAGATCTGCGGTCGTTTCATTTGGATGCGCACCGCTGTCAACAGGTCCTGATATCCGCATGTCACCATCGGCGCCACGCTCACCGGTGGCTTCACCTGCAAAGGCTGGTTCACCGATCCACGCAAGGGGATCGCATCACGAAGACCCAAACTCTGCGCCTGCTCGGATAACTTCTGCGGCACATAAAAATTACCACGCAAGGCTTCATCCAACGCCAGATACACCGGCGCCAATCGCTCGACGTGTTGTGGTTGCCTTGCCAAAAACTCAACCGGCTCATTCCAAAAATTCATAAGTTCCTTTTCCCCTCCCCCAAATACTCCGAAGGATATTTGGGGGAGGGGAGGGTGGGGGTCGCTCACCGCTGATTGCTAACCGCTAAAAGCTAACTAACTACCTTCCTCAACCGGCACATAAGCGCCCTTCTCATTCACAACCGAGCCTGAGAAGTTGAACTCTTCGGCATAATACTGATCAGCCGCCACCAAACGGGTCGCGTCGCCAGTGGTTGCATAAGTGGGGAACGGTCCCTTGATCGTCATGGGCTGGAACACACGATGCGCCACCAACTCACGATTACCCGCAATGATCAATGAATCAGGGAACTCGGTCGAAGCGAAGATCGGCTTGCCCTTCACCACACCGGCAAAGCCTGCCGAATTCAATAACGCATTCGGGAAACCCGTCCGCATGAAACCTTCCCAATTGCTGAGGCGGTCTGCATTCGTCACGCTCATCAGGTAGAAGGTTGGCTCATAGAATCGGTTTGCCACGATCACATTCGCATTGCCCATCAGCGCCACCAGGTAAGCCAGATCCTCCTGTGTGGCTCCCACGGTCCAGGCATCAGTGCTGTTATTTGCCACTGACATAACTGCGCTGAAAGCCGCATACAACAAACCCTGATCGATCTTGCGGCGTAATTGCTTGATGAGATTGGTCATCGTGCGGCCAACTACATCATAGCCAAGCTGTGACCGGCTGAATACGATCGCCTCACTGCTGATTTGATCAGCCAGTCGGTCAGCCGCCGCTTCGATGGTCTGATAAAGCAGCGAAGTCTTGACACGCTCGATCGGCTGCATTTCGCCATTGCGGACCGCAGAGTAGGAATAATCCACCAGCACATCATTCGAGCCGATGCTGCCTGGGGTCAGGGGTTTGATCCGACCGCCTGCATAATCGATCACAAAATCAGTGCCTTCGACGTAAGTCGTACCAGCCGGGTTGCTGGTCACAACCACAGTTCCCGGGGTGATGCGTCCATGCGCCAGTGCATACCAGCTATTCTCTGCGCCTGCCACTTCAACCTCGTCGGTGATATCCACTGCATAGCCGCTCTCGCCGGTGGTCGCTTCGAAATACAGGCGGGTCGGGGATGTGGCGATCACACCCACATCAAAGATATTCGCCGAAACCAGATCGGGGAAGGCTTCCTCGATGATCGCACGGCTCACACTGTAGGGGATGTTCAGATCCGTGGTCAGCGTCGCCTCTTGCAGCTTCAGGCTCTCAGCCAGCAAATGATGCTGATACATCGCATCAAAACGTTCCAGCAAAGCCTGCGTGAAAACCTGTGCCGGGCTTTCTGCCCGTAGCTCGCTCATGCGTTTGGAACGGTTCTGATTCTTGCGAATGGATTCGGTGATCTCGAACGACGCCTTCGCAAATTCCGGCGTCCCCGTCTCATCCTCCAACACATCCCCGAGTATCTTAACAGTGCGTTTCTTCTCATCGAAGCCCATGCCTTTGAGAATGCCCGCTGAAGCCATCTTGTTATATTGTTTCTTCTGGCTCTCGGCGAACTTCTTCACCGCATCCACCGTGGTGAACTCGGCTTCTCGCATGCTCTCAACGAACATCTCATTGAGTTTCTTCCCGAACGGCAGATCCTTCGTCGCCTCGGTGATCGCCGTCTCGACTTCACCCTTGGCTTGCAGATCATCATATTTCTTTGCCTTATCTGCATTGAGCTTCACCGCTTCCATGATGTTCGCATCCGCATCGATGCCCAGCGTCTTGCGGAGCTGTTCATCGAGCTTCTTCAATTGCTTCTCGTTCAGCGCCTCGAGCTGCGCTTCGGTCACGCCCTTGCCGAACAATTCGGGTTGTTCAGCGAGTAACTTCTTCAGTTGTTCCAACATTTCGTTCATGTCATCCTCCATAGATGATTGATTTTGTGATTCAATAAGTTGAGCGGTATTCTCGAATGACGGTTCCAGCACCAGGTCAAAACCTGTGATATGCAGCTCCGTCACTTCGAAAACTTTATCCTCGCCCTTTCCAATATTTTTGCCTTCACCGTACCCACGCAAACTCACACCGGGCATCACGCCGCTTTCCATCAGGGTCAGGATGTCCTTGCCTTTGCTGGTTTCAACAATGCGACCTGTGATATCGACCTGTGTTCCATCGAACACGACCTCATCCCATTTCGTCACCGTCTCCAGCAAATTCGGACGCCCGCCTTTATCGGACGGATGTTCTGCCTCGCCAAGAATTTGAATCGCACGTCCCTGCCCGGCGCTCTCGTTCAGATGGCTTCGCAACTCCTCCACCGCCGAACGCACCACCTCCGCAGGATATCGGCGTCTGTTGCCATTCACAACATTCGCCGTCATAGCACCCTCGATCTTGATCTTCCGTGGCTTCCCCTCTTCCCTCTCCTCCAGAACCACGGCAGCATTCACACGCTCATCAAACCGTTGCCCCTTCCCCTTCTTCTTTCCACCTTTGTCATCCCCTTGCGGGACTACTTTCTTCCCCTGGCTCTCCGCCACAGCCTGCGCCGTGGTTTGTGGTTGATAAGCTAATTCGACAATCTCCCACGCATCCCGCAGTGCAAATGTATAAGAATCACCCTCTTTCGAGTAAGTGACTTTCCAAAACTCATCGGTTTTGAGCGGGCTTTTATCTCCCCACGCTGAAACGATCACATGATCAGAGAAGACCTCCACGATCCAAAAACTCAGAGCACCTTCTTGATATGGGAATTGCACACGAAATGCCTGATTGATCAAGCTGATCGTATAATCTAATGATCCCTTCACCAGCTCTTCCAACGGTTTCCCTTTTTGAATTTTCTTCATCTTATATACTCCTCGGTGGTCGAGTAGCCGATGTACTCATCGGCATATCGAGACCACTACTACGCAAACCTGTTTTCAAATAATTGCTCCATACCGCTAATCGCTGACCGCTCCCCGCTAAAAGCTAATAGCTCCTCCGCACTCACCACCACCGCCTCGCTCGATGCCGTCCTTCCCTCGCCGCCCGCCTCCTCAGCGATCATTTGCACCCCCCCACTTACAGAATCAACATCATCATCTTCACGTGCGGTAGGACTGAATGACGAAGCCACTCGCAAAAAACCTAGATTCCAAGTGCCACGCACCAAAAACACTTTCCCTGCTTTTGCACGTCCACGCCATGAGCTTGTCCGGTCTTCCTTGCTTCCAACTGGCTTCACTGCGGATATGGCAATTTTCGCCAGCCTCTTATCCTTCAACAAATCCTTGAACACTAAAAGCTGGAACGCCACATCCTCGAAGCCCCAGCGAGTGCCAAGTTCCTCATCCGACAACATCGCAGCCTTTACAAACAATAGGAATTCATCCAGGTTACGTACCTTCAACGGGTTACGGATGAACAACCCGCCCTCATCATCCATCGCCACCGCATAACACGCATTCCAATCACTCGTATTGGTTTTACCCAAAGCGAGATCTGCATAACGGAACCATCTCAAACCTTTTGGCGCCTTCTCCACGATCTTGAAATCATGCTCATCGAAGAAATTTCCCTTCGCCAGCCTCGGTGACTGTTGGAATTGTGCCGAAAATTCAAAATCATCCATGTTCACCGAAAGCCCCTTCAGCATCGCATCCGTGTGCTTGCGCACCCATAACGGCTCACCTGCTGAACGCCCCAATTGATCCCCCCCCATCGGGATAAAAACACCCCGCAATAAATTCTCAACAAAATCTTCCTGGCTCTTCGGATATTGATCCTCCTCGAATGCCAGCGCAGGCATGCACACCACATCCCATTGATCTGCCTCCGGGTCACTCACCATCGCCTTCAACAACTGACCAGCCAGATCTTCCACATCCCAGCGGGTCATGATGACGATGATCGCCCCGTGATCTTCCACACGTGTATAAGCCGTGGACTGGTACCACTCATAAGAATCTTCCCTCAGTGTTTCAGAACTCGCTTCCTTCCTACCCTTGACCGGATCATCGATGATGAACAGATTCGCCCCGAAGCCTGTGATACCGCCGCCCACACCTGCCGCCAGCATCCCGCCATTCCGATCTGCGATCTCCCACGAAGCGGACGCCTTGCTGTCCGGGTCCAACAACACCGGCTCATTCGTCGAAGCCAGCGCACCGAACACCTGAGAATATTCCTCAGATTGGACCAGGTCACGCACCGCCTTCGAATGTTTCGAAGCCAGGTCAGCGTTATACGATGTCAGAATCACACGCAGATCCGGGTTCTTCCCCATCAACCACGCCGGGAACTTGCGTGAAGCAGTTTGGCTCTTCCAATAACGGGGAGGCATGAACACCATCAAGCGGTTGATTCCCTCCTTGCCGCCCGTCAAAATATACTTCGCCACCTCTTCCAGCTTGTGCGCCAATACCTGCACATGCCGTGCCTCCACCGGATGCTTCTTATCCACATGCCCGCAGAACGCCAAAAAATCACGCTCCGCCATCAACCGGCTGCGTAATTCTTCCTTGACCGCAGATCGTTTATCCTTGGTCGCCATCTGCTTCCTCCGCTGGCTGATCGCTAACAGCTAACTGCTGATCGCTGATCTCCTCCTCCAACTCCTTCATAATCTCCAACGCATCGCTCCCCAGCATCTCCAACAACTGCGCCGTGGATAACTTCTTCAGCTGCCCCAACAACTTATGCCCCACCGTTGACCCTGCATCCCCTTCGATCTTCTGCCTCGGCGTATAATCCTTCGTCATCTCGAAGAACAATCTTCGATCAGGGTTCGCCCGATAACTCGGGTCTGAAGCAACCGTCCCCAGCGCATGGAATGCACCCGGCCTGAACTCCAGCATCGCCTCCGCCTGCAACTGCGAGATCATCATATCGATCTCAGGATACTTCTTGCGCCACGTCGCAATTGCCCGATCCGATGTCAATCCCAAAAATTCAACCGCCAATTTATCCTGCGTCTCAGGGTAACGATATTTCTTTGGCATCGTTGCCCACGCAATATAAGCCGCCACTCGTGGCCTGATATTTGCATTCAACAACTGCTGATACACATCCGCCCATGATGGGATCTCGTCACCCACCTCAATGACCTTTTGCTCGATCAACAAATTTCGAAACAACATCTCACGTGCCCGTACATCTGCAACCGAAAGCAAAGTTTTTACATCCGCATCATCAGCTTGATCGATGCCCAATGCAAAATTCTCCAACTCCAGTTGTGTGATCTTTCTTACACTCATTGCAACTCGCTCTTTCTACCTTCCAAAAACTTGATCAACCGCTCCACCTCATCCAACCGTGCCGCTTTCTCTCCCCCCAAATCGTGCTCTTCTATTTGGGGGGATGCCCCCGTACTCGGGGGCAGGGG